TAATAGCTTTATCTAAATATATGTCATTCCATGTGATACCGATAATTTCTCCGTATCTAGCCCCTGTATAACGTGCAACCATGAACATGACATAATACATGTAGTGATTGCTTTTCATTCGTTCTATGGCTTTTAAATCATTTTCGTCTAGTAGTTTTAATTGTTGTTGCGTTCTATTAGTAAATGTAATTCCTTTACATGGATTAGTGGCTATAATGTGATAAGGTGATATAGCGTAATTGAATATGACATTTAGTATGCGTTTACATAACTTTTGCGTACTAACCGCATATGGTGATTGGCTAAACTCATTTCGTATCATTGTATGTGTTATATCCACTATCTTTTTATTTTTCAAATGTTCGACTACTCGTAATGAGTTACGATAGGTGAGTATAGATCCATACGATAGATTAATTTTATCCTTGGCAAAAATATCAAAAAATTGAATTAATGTAATATCCTTTAGACTATCATCGATTTGTGCGGTGATAGTCTTTTTTAGGTTATCGACTATTTGTTGCCCATAAAGTTTAGCATCTCTTTGCGTGGCGAAACCCTGTTTAGATTTCTGTTTCCATTTGTAGCCATCCTTATAGCTAACTATAATCTGAAACCCTTTATTTTTTTTTCTGATAGTGAAATTGTATTGCATATCGTTCCCTCGTTTCTAATTTTTCAAAAAATTTAGTGCTTTGACGTTTATTGATGTAACGAATTAGGGCGTACCCCAACCAAAATATAATACCTGATATGGTTGCACCGATTGTTTCGCCTTTATCTTGGATAATGATAAAAAATATCCCTGCAAATAAAAATGTAAATAAGTAGGTGGCAAGTGTGATGTTTATCATCTCTTTCTGTATCTCTTTGTATTTAGCTTTCATAATACACCTCTTATATATAACACCCTGTTCGCTCAAATATATTGAGTAGTTCAACAGTATCATTGAATGTTAAATATCGCTCATTTCTAATACTATCAATCATTCGTGGTGAGTTCCTCATGCAAGTGTGAGCAACTAAAAGAAAAGCAAATTTGTTAGCTTCGTATTCTTTTCTTTTTCTTTCGCTGTCTGTCAATAAATCAATCTCTATAAGATTAAAACCACCGCCATGTAAGTATATATGACCTAATTCGTGGGCAAGAGCCACTTTCTTTTGATTAATATTTATTTTGGAATTAATTACTATGTCTTTTGTAAAAGGCGTTTTAATTAACATTCCTTTGAGTTGTTTTGGCAACAATCTATAATGAACCCTAATTCTTAAATTCCTAGCAATAACATCTGGATCGTTCGACTTATGTTCTTTAATAATATCTAATACTTTTGGCAACATTCGTTTCATGATGTCTGATTATTTTTATCCCTTTCATCTTTTCTTGATGCAATTACACCTTTAATCACATTTTCAACTAATTGCTTTTCTTGCTTTGTAAGTTCATAGTTTCCATAAAACATTACTTTTACATCTTTGATATTAACTTTTGAGGTGTCTTTCTTTTTGATTGACGTCTCTTTTATTTTATTGTCGGTATCAGACAGTAAATCATTGATAGGAACTCCAAAATACTCGGCTAAAATTTTAACATTTTTTAAACTTGGTTCGCTTTCTCTGCTTTTCCATCTCGAAAAAGCACTTTGCGGAATGTTTGTACTTTGTGAAACTTGATAGGCGGACACACCAGCCTTGCGCATTAGTTCGTCTATTTTATCATATAACATGGTACACCTCGATAAAAATAAAAACACATTTTAGGAATTAAATAAATATTTTAAAAAAATTAAAAAGTGTTTACTAGACTACTAACGAAAACGGAAGTACAATACAAGAGTAAGGTGCTTATGAAAACGTAAGTAACCAGATGGATTACAGTAAGTGGCTATAGTAGAAAATTAACGCTTACTATATCGCAAGTATACCAAACGTAAAGGGGGTGTGTAAATGATAAAAACTGTATACATGAATATTAAAAAGGAGATGGACAAAAAAGGTGTTTCTGCCTACCAACTTTCTAAGGAAACAGGTATAAATCAAGGCATTATATCTCGTTGGAAAAATGGCATCCAATCACCTAACGTTTCTAACCTTATTAAGTTGGCTAACTATTTCGATTGTGGTGTAGAAGAGTTAACAAAGGGGGTGTCGTTAGATAGATAGTTTAGTTTATACCGTCAACCAAGTGGCAAAACTATTTCAGATTTCACAGACAGCAGTATACGACCTAAGAAATAGAGGAGTGCTAAAACAACTACCAAATGTAAGTGGTGTTAGGTTTAGCAAAAAAGAGGTTGAAGCACTAGCAGGGATTGAAAGTGAATACTCGGCTATTGGTTACAGAAAGTTAAAAAACGAAGTGGAACGATTGGAAAAAGAAAACAATCGTTTGAAAAGTGAAATTAAAAAAATCACCAGCCAAATGCTAGTGATTGTAGGTAATGAATTATGAAATTGATTTGGATGTTAAGAACAATAGCGTTCCTAATGATAATAGGAACAGTAGGTTCTGTAGAAATCGATAGGATTGATTTTTACACAGCCTTTTTACAAATATCATTGGGGTTAACTCTACTCATCCTTTCAAACTTTTGGATGAGAGAAATAAAAAAAGCACGCTGAAGCCGTAGGAAAGCAAGCGTGCTAGTAGAGAGTATGTCTTATATCTCTACTTGTATTTTAACACAAGGAGAAATAAATGGAAATTAATTTAACACCGATTGTTAGTAAAAACGAACAAGTTTTCAAATGGAACAAAGATGAAATCAAAACATACTTTGAGGCACAACTGGAGAAGTATAAAGGACTTGTAGTTACGGAAGATAACTATAAAGAAATGGTAAGTGCTAAAAATGAAATTGTTAAATACAGAACAACACTTGATAAATTCTGTAAAGAGAAAAAACGTGAACTCAAAAGACCGATTGAGTTGTTTGAGGAAGAAGTAAACGAAGTATTAAAAGTTGTTTATGATGCAGAAAAGCCACTTGCAGAACAAATCAAATACTTTGATGAAAAAGAAGCACAAGAAAAAACCGAAACTATCAACAAGTTTATTGAAAAGATGGTTGAAAAGTATAACGTGCGTGAAGAATATGCGGAAGAACTACAACGTGATAAACGCTGGTTAAATAAAACTGCAAAGATGAAAGACATTGAAATCTCTATTGAGGGAATGATGATCGAAATTGCTAAACGTCAACAATCTGATGATGATTACAAACAAATTTTAGCGGAAAAGAAAGGCATGATTGAATTTGTTGTAGATACCTGTAACAAACAATATGATTTGGTAACACCAATAGGCTTTCAAGAATGCTGGTTAACTGTAAAAGATATGCCGCTAGATCAAGCACGAGAAGTTATTAACGCAAAATTCACAGAACGTAGTGAAATGGAACTTGCTGCTAAACAGTCAATAGAAACTAACCATTTTGAAAACGAGATTAAGGAAGTTGGAGAAGTGAGTGAACGTGCTACAGTTAAAATTTTTAATTTGAACAATGAAGAATTAAATGACGTTATCGCATTCTTGGAAATGCGTGGATATGAATACGAGGTGTAAATGGATAGTAGATATACAGCGGTTTCCAAAGTGCCTCAATCAGCGTTAAAAATGATTGAGTTTGGAAAACTAAAAGGCAAGTTTGATATTAACCCTCAATGGAGATGGGAAATTCTAACCGAAACATATGGAATGTGTGGTATTGGTTGGAAGTTTGAAATAGTTGATATTACTCATGTTCCTGTAGAGGCAACAGGTGAAACTATGCTTTATGTAAAGGTAAACCTGTTTATTAAAAATGGTGATGAATGGAGTGAACCAATCATTGGATATGGTGGTGATTTCTTGATTGAAAAAGATAAGAACGGTATTCATGGTAATGATGAGGCATTCAAAATGGCGGTTACAGATGCATTAGGCACTGCAGCAAAAATGATTGGTGTAGGTGCTGATGTGTATCGAGGTTTGCAAGATACGAAAATCAATGCAACAGCAGAAAAAGAAAAGAAAGAAAAAGAGTATGACCCTCACAATGCATATGCAATTGTATTGCAAACTGCTGATAAACATGGGATTAGTAAGGAACAACTAAACCAACAACTCACAAAAATGTTTGGTGTTGGAGTGATCGATAACATTACGAGAGACCAAATGTCTATGCTTTATGATTGGGTAAAAGGTTATGAAGTGGACAACAAATAACATTGAAACATTAAGAAGTCCGTTAGGTGTAATGGTAGTAATACCAGCACCACATGACAATGACCTAGCGAAATTAGATAAAGATAAAGAATACGTAATTGAAATCAAAAAGAAATCAAAATCACGTAGCATGAACGCTAATGCTTATTGCTGGGTTCTATGTCAAAAGATAGCGGAAGTCATGAGCGGTCATTCGTATATATCAAAAGAGGATGTGTACCGCAAAGCAATCAAAGATTGCAGTCATTTTAGTTACGTACCAGTACGTGATGATGCGGTAGAACGCTACATTCAAATATGGCAAGCACATGGAATAGGCTGGATAGCTGAAGATGCTGGAGAGTGTAAAAGCATAAAGGGGTATCACAATATCATGTGCTACCACGGCTCATCGGTATACAACACAAAAGAAATGGCTAGATTGATTGATTGCCTAGTTGATGAGTGTAATCAACTAGGTATCAAGCTAGAACCTAGCGAATACATTCAATCACTCATAGAGGGGTGGGATAGTGAACAACAGAAAGAAAAGGGATAACAAATTATATGCAGTAACACGAAAACAAGCCTATGAACGTGATAACGGACAATGCGTTATATGTGGCTACAGGGCTGAACAATGCCACCACATAGTATTTCGTTCACAAGGCGGTTTAAGTGAATTAAGAAACCTAGCTTGCTTGTGTATACAATGCCACAATCAAGCACATGGAGTGTTCGCAAAAGAGATACGCAAGCACTTATCAGAGGAAGTAGAAAAGAGGACAGATGAGTATGAAAAGAATTGATGTTGTTGAATTATATGTAAAGAAACGCATTGAGAAATTAGAACAAACACAAAGCGAATACAAAGTAAATGAAAAAGAAATTACAGAATTGAAAGATGTGCTTGATGTGATTAAGCAAACGCAACCAAAAGCTAAGTGTGTAAATGCTGTTGAAATTACGGAAGTAAAACCACAGTATAAAGAAACCGCTTGTGATCACGTTTATGGTAGATAGTGGCTATGAGCGATAACAAAAAATATTACTATCTACGGCTGAAAGATAATTTCTTTGATAGTGATGAGTTGAAGATATTAGAAAGCATGAAAGACGGCTATTTGTACAGTAATATTCTTTTGAAACTCTATCTACGAAGTCTAAAGAATGATGGAAAACTGGTGGTGAATGATCGTATTCCTTACAACGCAGAAATGCTGGCAAGTGTAACAGGTCATCAAGTGGGAACTATCAAACAAGCGTTATCTATGTTTAAAGAACTTGGACTTATAGAGGTATTAGAAGATGGTGCAATTTATATGCTAGACATTCAAAATTTTATAGGTAAAGGAAGTAGCGAAGCTGACAGAAAGCGTGAATATAGACAACGAATAGAAACCGATAGGACAAATGTCCGACAAATCTCCGACAAAACTCCACCAGAGATAGAGTTAGAGATAGAGAAAGAGTTAGAGATAGAGTTAGATACTAAGGCGAAAAAATCGTCTACCAAAGCTAAACGCTTTGTTAAACCAACTCTATCCGAGATTGAGCAGTATTGTATTGAAAGAAAAAACAATGTAAATGCTGAACAATTCTTTGATTATTACGAAAGCAACGGCTGGAAAGTAGGAAAGAACTCCATGAAAAACTGGCAAGCAGCAGTTAGAACTTGGGAGAAAAATAACTACAACCAAACTGCAAAAAGAAGTAAACAAGATGCATTAAATGATATGAGGGATTTAATGAGTGAATATGGGGGTGTAAATGAACAATCAAATGAACCATCAACAGAAGATACTGGAAGCACTATTGATATTGAGTACAGGGTGGAACACTAGCCCATCTAAAGAAACAATCAAGTTGTATGTACATCAATTATCATATGCTGATCCATTAATTCTACAACGAGCCATGCTAAATCTGTTGAGTAAATGTAAATTCTTACCATCATTTGCAGAAATAGAGAATGAGTATAAAGAACTTGATAATTACATCAACGGAAAAGAAGAAATGATGACTGCACAAGAAGCCTATGGGATAGTTGAAGATGCAGTTAGATTATATAGCTATGAGCATGGATTGGAGCATTTAGACGGAATAATAAAACAGGCAGCACAAACAATATGGAGTGCATTTAACCCCTGGAGTGGAGATTACAATCGTTCCGCTTGTATGTCTCAATTTGTCAGATGCTATGAAGAGTTAGTTAAAAGAAAAAATAAAAACGATGAAAAAGCATCTGAAATCAAGAATGATGGATTACTTTTAGAAATAAAGATGAAGAAAGAGGAAGAGCGAAAACAAATAGAAGCAGGTAATGCACAAATCAAAATGCTACCGAACGGACATTTAATCGAAACAGTCAAAGAGGAGCGTGAGCCTGTTAATTTAAACGAAATACTTGATAATGCTGATATATCCGAAAATGGTAAAGCACTACTACGAAAAGTAATAGGTGGATAAATGAAAGAAAGCGTGAAAGAGTTTGATGTAAGTGTGAATGTATCATTCAATGTTAGCTTTCAAATGCTGGCGAATAATGAAGCGCAAGCACTCACTAAGATTGAAAATTTGCTTGAAATCATTAGGGATGAGGCAACAGTAGATTGCCATATCCATCCTAGCTACGATGTGTATGTTGATGAAGTTGAAGCTAAACTAAACCAGCTTAGTTATTGAAAGATAGAAAGGGGATTATATATGAATAATGTTCAATTGTTAGGCAATTTAGCACGAGATGCTGAATTGAGATTTACACAAAACGGAAAGGCAGTAGCTATTTTCACGGTAGCTGCAACCAATACATACGTTGACAGTACAACAAACGAAACAAAAGAACAGACTGCTTTTGTCAATTGCGTAGCATGGGGCAAGACTGGGGAAGCGGTTAGTAACTGCAAGAAAGGCGATAGACTGCTAGTAAATGGACGTATTCAAACTCGGTCATACGATACGCAAGACGGCCAGAAACGATATGTAACCGAGGTGGTAGCTGATTTCGTTGGTAAAAAGCTAGATGGTGAATTTGATAGTAGTAACTTTGATAGTTTTGAAAACAATGGTGGCGATGAAAATGTTCCGTTTTAAGGGGGAGTAAACATGGTTGAGTTATTAGTTGTAATGAATTGTGGAACAAGCACATACAGAACAGAAACTTTTAAAGATAAAAAAGCCTTTATCGATGCTATAGACAACGTACAAGTAGGGAATACAAAGTTGATTTGTTTTACAGATAAACTAGGAAGGTATATTGCGGTATCTCCAACTAATTGCGTTATTGAATGTACTGATTGTTAGTGGTGAGTGATGAAAATACTTGATGCTTGTTGTGGCAGTAGAATGTTTTGGTTCGATAAGGAACACAAAGAAACTGTATACATGGACAAACGAACATTAGATACAACGCTATGTGATGGTCGGAAGTTAATCGTAAAGCCTGATGTGATTGCAGATTTTCGTAAGATGCCGTTTGAAGATGAGAGTTTTCACTTGGTAGTGTTTGACCCACCTCATTTATTAAAGGTAGGTGATAAATCATTATTGGCATTGAAATATGGTCGGTTAGAACAAACATGGCAAGATGATATTAAACAAGGCTTATCAGAGTGCTGGCGAGTACTAAAACAAAACGGAACATTAATTTTTAAATGGAATGAAGAACAAATAACGTTGCCGATGGTTAAAGGGTTACTTCCTAGTGATCCAATATTTGGACAACGTAGAGGTAAAACAGTATGGTTAGTGTTTTTTAAGGAGTGAGTATTAACATATGAATAAATATCAACTTATTAAACAAATAGGTGAATGTCCTAAATGTGGATGCAAGGAGTTTATTGTAAATTCAAAGGTTGATGGTGAAGTTTCTTATTTTGTAAATCTTGATGGTGAAGAGTGTGATAATTCTGAAATGTATTCAGGGTTAGATTACCACTATGACGAATGGTGTGTTTGTGCTAATTGTGAAAAACAACTTTTTAAGTATAAAGATTATTATGCTAGCGGCGATTTTTTGTTTGAATAAAATTATTGAAATAAAAATTACATCAAGAAAGGAAGTTGAAAATGACAGTACGTGAATTAATTGAGTATTTAGAAAAATGTGACCAAGATCAAGAATGTTATATCGGTGCAAACGAAACATCTTATGAGATTGACTATGTTGATAATTTGTATGATGGATTTGGGATAAATATTGTTGCTGGATGGGAAAAAGAAGAAGAGGTGTAACAATGCTAGTAAAAGATAAAACAAAATATTGCTGGTGTGAAGATGAATACGCTGGTGAACCACAAAATAGTATTGAAGATGCTGTTTATGACTATATGGATTGTAATGGGTATAACGGATATAGCAGCCTAGAACGAAGTCAATTATTAGATAATGGAGTTGAAATCGGACACCCTGCGTATTTCTTGCCAGATGTAGACGGAGAACATGTTATTGAACATGTAATCAACTATATGCCAGATGAAATCTATGATCACTCAGAGGACTATTTGAGTAATGTTAAAGAAGAGCATATTCAAGAGTTAAGCGACGAATTGACCAAAGTCTTTAGAAATTGGGAAAAACGCCATGGCTACAAAAATACCATGCATGTTGTGGAAGAAACAAAAACCTATCGTATTGAAGATTATGTAAAGGAGTAAATATGTTAAGAATAACAGTATTTATGAATGGTGTAACTAGAACGTATCAAACGCAGTCATTTAAAGACGAATACGAAGGAAGTTGTGATATGGAAGTGTATGATGCAGTAATAAGCAATATTAATTGTGGATATGCAAAGGTAATTACTTTTAAAGACGTATTTTCAAATGTAAATGTTTCGGTATCACCTATTACGTGCTTAATTGAATGTGAGGAAGTCATAGAAGATGAAATTAGTACAAAGAAAGCGAGTGGAGTGAGGAACATGGAACAAATGAAAGTGAAATTAGTTAATGAATACGCACAACTACCAACAAGAGGTAAGGTGGATTCCGATTTACCGCAAGTGTCAGCTGGGTTAGACCTATATTGTCCGTTTAGTGTAACGATACCAGCAGATAGTAAGCTACAAATTCCATTAGGTATAGCGGTTGAAATTCCACCTAATCATATGGGGTTATTAACGCCAAGAAGTAGTATGAGCAATACACCACTACGATGTGCCAATAGCGTTGGGATAATTGATGAAGATTATCGAGGTGAGATTAGCATTGTATACGAGAATGTATCTTGCAAAACCTACACAATAAATAAAGGTGATCGCATCGCACAACTAATCATCGTTCCGATTAAATTGGTTGATGTAGTAGAAGTAGATGAATTAAGTGAAACAGAACGAGGTACTGGCGGATATGGCAGTACTGGCAAATAAAAGACAGTAGAAACACAGTAAAAGACAGTAAAAAGACAGAAGATGTAGGCGGTGAAATATCCGCCTTATCATAAGAGGTGTACAAAATGAATAAAGAAAATAAAAACGAATTAAGCATTAGTGAGCCTGAATGGCAATCTAGATTTAGAGGAGAGTATAAGGCGTTAAAAGAACGTTACAACAAACTGCACAGAATGATTGTTAAATATGATGCTGGAACTTTAGATTTTAAACCAACTTGTCCTATAGATTTGTTGCGTAGGCAAAAGGCTACTATGGGAGAGTATTTAAATATACTTGAAATTAGAGCGGAAATTGAAAATATACGTGGTTTAGATGATGATAACCCTAAATTAAAAAGCGATTATGAAATAGCGAAGAATGGGAGATTTGCATGAGTAGCTATAGTGGTTACGTAGAACACTCCGACTTTTACATAGAACCTCAAAGTTACCAAGATGCGTTTAATTTCTTATGTCAGCTTGCGGTAGAGAGTGAAGAGGATGTGTTTTGTATTGGTAAAGTTGATAGGTTCGATAGATGTTCGTATGACTTTGTAATTTACGATGTAGTTAAGTTTAAATGGAATGAGGATAGAGGAGCGTGGATAGAAAGTGTCTAAAAGATATGTGAAAAGGGTTAGGGAAATCCAAGCTATACAATACAACGGCAATAACGCTATGGAAGTAGTTGAATTCGTTGGTGATGTAATTGGTATTGATTGGTATGAAAACGCATCATTAGAAATCACAATAGATAATGAAACAATCGAATGTTTTAAAGGTGATTATGTTGTTAAAGATCATAAAGGTAAACTTAAAGTTTACGAGGCAAATGAATTTGAAAAGGATTATAGCGAGGTAGAAGAAGATGATTAGTAATGAAGAGTCGGAAGAAAAAGATTTGCAAAAGGTTATTTCGTAAAAAATAATGTTGTAGGTGAAAGGGGAAATGTATAATGCCTATTATTGATCCTATGTATTTGTATTTGATTGAGGTACTGCATAACATTGATGCATTTAATCAAGTAGTGTTTATAATGTCATCAATCATAATGTTTATATTTGTTGTTGTTTATCCAGAAACTATAAAAAACGATGATGATAAACAAGTAAAGAAGTATATGTGTATTTGCGGGATTGCGTGGTTGTTATCGTTGGTGATTTGCGTTTTTGTACCTACAAAAGATGCTATGTATAAAATGCTAATCGCTAGTTATGTAACAACTGATAATATCCAAATAGTAAATGATGCTATTAAAACCAATTTACAGGACTATTTAAACATGTTAGGGGAAACAGTTAAGAACATGAGATAATGAACCATACGGGGGAAATATGACAGATAAAGACTACAGGGAATTAGCTAAAAGCTATTTAGAGCCTATCAAATTAATCACAATGAAAATTAACTCATTGAAAGAAGATCTAAAGCATTTACAATCAGATATAACAACTATAGGCGCCGTGGACTATTCGAAAGAACGCCTAACAGGTGGCGGAACACCGGGCGGACTGGAACAACAAATTATACGCCTTGAAAGCAAACGCGATGCCGTACACAAAGAAATAGGCGCATTAATTGATGAGCGGGAAACCGCGGCGGATATCATCAACATATGCACCAAAGGGAAGGCAAATATTTTATTGTTGCGCGAATACATCGATGGCAAAAGCGCGAAGCATGCGCGGTATTTTACAGACTTAGAGAAGTCGCAAGCGGCAGAATTAAAAACGGCTGGCCTTGTACAAGTTGGCTATTATTTGCACCATACATATTATGCTTGCATGTATACTGCTAAATCGGTATAAGACGGACTGTATCGGACTATATCGGAAATAAGTGGAAACGCCATATATAGTATAATATAAGGCGTAAAGTGCTAGTTGGGCATTTGCATTTTCTTCTTAGGTAAACAGGTTAGTAGTTGCGGGGTACACAACGCCCCGCAATTGCATACTGTAAACAAATACCGATATAGTGAAAACCTTCATACTATAAATAATTTTGCTGTTGTTAAATTTCATTTGTTTTTTTCGTGGTTGAATACTTGTATCGTTTCAAAAGTTTCATAAGAGCGCATGAGAACTATCGGTATTTGTTTAGAATATGCAATAAAATAGAATAAAACAAAAATAAAATGGGGTGTATCCACGGCGATATACCACATTTTGTGTATAAAAACAATATTTAATTATTGAAAATCGAACGTGCTGCATGCGTTTTGTATTTAGTGCGGAACGGTGCAGCGTGTTTGGTTTTGAGTAATAAAAAAAGCCGCTATTATTTAGCGGCTAATATTTGGCGTATTTGGTTATTCATTTCTTTTTGATACTCATCTATAGTATCAAAAATTGTTTCGCGTAGGTTAAATGCGGCGAACGCATCATATATCGAATTAGTACGGCGGCGAAGTAACTCACATTTTTCAGCTATATAACGAAGCATCATAACAATGTTGCTTAAATCGTCATAACCTAGTGTTTGAATTATGCCGTCATTATTGTATTTAACGCCAGTATATGCGGATTGTAATGTTTCGATGTTGTTTAGTTCGTTGTATCTGATCGCGTTTTTAATTTCTTGAATAGTCATTTGCATTGTTGTATTCTCCTTTGGTTTAAATAGTTGGCGGTAGTATTTGGCTACCGCCTTTATTGTTATTCGTAAATATGGCTAGCAATAACTTCATTCTTGCTATTGTCTATTAATTCCCATTCAAAACTTAATGACATATTTTGAATAAATTCGGATGCTTGAACCTTTGTTTCAAAATTCCATGTTTGAGTTGTGTTTAAGTCTTTAAGTGTTAGCATTTTGATTTCTCCTTTTCACTTAGTTGCGTTTTCTGATGTATCTTATGGCTTCATTATACTTGCGTTTTCGCAAGTAGTCAATAGGGAAATTAAAATTTTTTCAAAAAAGTTTGTAAAGGTGGTGAAAAGCTATTGAATATCATATGTACAAAGTCAAAATGCCTTAACAATAAGAAAGGCCAATGCACGGCCAGTGAAATATATTATGACGGCTTATGCCAAACATATTGCACTAGCCAACACGCAGCCAAGCAAGTAGCCGGCATATGCGCGCGATCACATGGGCGCATGAAAGCAAAAGATAACAACATACTACGATAGGGGGTGAATATCAATGAACTACATGCCTAAAATAAAAAAAGTAATTACGGCGTTACAAATCAAGAAAGGTTTAAGGTATGTTATTGATACTCGCCAATCATGGAGCAAGTGGGATAAGCCGTTTAAAGTATTTATCGTGAGCCGCATGTATAATGAATCGGAATATGCAGAAGCGTTTCCGGAGAAGTATAAACGAAAACCATTTAAAGAGGGGCAATTATTTAAGAAAGTTGCTGAATACGATACATTAAAGCCACATGAGTTGTTAATATATTTAGTTAATGTGTTGAAAGGTGGTGAACGTAGTGAGTGATATTAAATTAAAGCCTAAGGAGTTTACGTTTGCAGAAGAATGGTTAAAGACTATGAACGCCACGCAATCAGCAATAAAGGCTGGTTATAGTGAACGAACGGCGTATTCGGCTGGCAATCGACTGTTGAAAAAAGTTGAGGTTAAACAATATATTGATGAACGGCTAGCAGAAATGCAAGAAAGCAGCATTGCCGATACTAACGAGGTAATGCAGTTTTTATCTAGTACGATGCGTGGTGATATTCCCGACCAGTTCGGTTTAGATCCGGCGTTGAATGATAGGCTAAAAGCTGCCGAATTGCTTGGCAAGCGTTATAAGTTGTTTACTGACAAACAAGAAATTAGCGGCGCGGACGGTGAACCGATTAAGGTTATATTTAGTAATATGAATAAAGAATAATAGGTGATTGCATAAATCTATCATTAAATGAGGTATATCCACGGCGATATATCTCATTTTTGTATAAATCTATCAAATATGGAAATAACAATTGACTATAAACCTAATGAAAAACAAAATATATTCCACAACACAAAAGCGCCTTATGCGGTATATGGTGGTGCTCGTGGTGGCGGTAAAACAAAATCATTGATTATGGACGTGTTTATTTACGCCTTAACGTATCCGGGTAGTCATTGTTATATATTTCGTGAAACATACCCAAATTTAGAAGCTAATGTGATTAGAGAGTGGATTAGAAGTGTGCCGGCTGAATTATACAAATATTCAGACCAAAAGCACATAGCCACCTTAAAAAATGGTAGTCAGGTATTGTTTAGGTATGTGAAAAACGATAAAGATGCTGAAAGTTATCAAGGCCAAGAGTTTGATTATCTGGGTATTGATGAACTAACAAAACATACAGAACGAACGGCGGAATTATTAACAGCTTGCTTGCGTAGTGCAAAAGGTTTTCCTGTTCGTTTCCGTGGGAGTTGTAACCCCGGCGGTCGCGGGCATGGTTGGGTGAAGCGTAAATATGTAGAAGCCACAAATTATGGAGAAAATCCTGTTATTGATGAAACTACTGGACTTGAAAAGGTGTTTATACCAGCGCAAGTTTACGATAACTATGTTCTTATGGCGAACGATCCGAGTTATGTCAAACGTTTAGAAGCATTACCAGAACAAGAAAAGAAAGCGTTTTTGTATGGCGATTGGGACGTGTTCATAGGGCAAGTATTTACGGAATTTAACAGAAATATACATGTAGAAGAACCTTTTGAAATTCCTAAAGGTTGGATACGGGTTCGTTCTATGGACTGGGGTTTTAGTAAACCTTTTAGCATTCATTGGTACGCTATTGATTATGAAGGTGTTGCGCATTGTTACCGTGAATATTACGGTTGCACAGGTGAGCCAGATGTAGGGTTAAAGCTGACACCTGATGAAGTGGCTGCCGAAATGGCTAGATTAAGCGAGGGTGAAACATATGCTTATGATATAGCTGATAGAGCGATATGGCAGAAAGACGACCGCATGAAGTGGAGCGTTCAAGGTGAGTCTATTGCTGAAATATTTGCACGGCATGGAATTAACTTCATAAAGTCTAATTCTGAACGCATTCCGGGTAAGATGATGGTTCATACATATCTAAGGGAGAAGAAGATTAAATTCTTTTCTACATGCAAACATATTTTAAGAACGTTACCAGAATTAGTGTATGACGAAAGCAAGCCGGAAGATGTGGATACAACGCAAGAAGATCATGCATATGATGAGTTTAGATATTTTTGCATGAGTAGACCTATCACACCTAAGAAACCGGAGAAACCATTTAATGACGGTTATAGATATGATGATGAAACAGAAGGGGAAGTTACTGCATGGGGCGTATGAGTGAAAAGGCGTTACGTGATTACGCCTATAAGGTGTTAAAGTCGGAATACGGCGAACGCGAAGAAAAAGGCGTTATTATTCCGGCCAAATATACAGATGAACAACTGGCGGAATTTGCAAAAGCAATGCCACAATGGCAACTAGAGCAAATGTACGATATGATATATGGTTCTGAAATGGTGGAGTAATGAATATAGAACAAACATTTGATATATATGAAGCAAAGGCGAACGTAAAAAGCGCATTGAGTGCTACGTCAAACTGGCGGCGAAGTGCTACCGAAGATTATGCATTCATGCAAGGTAAACAATGGGACGATGCTGATTTAAAAAAGCTGCGTGAAGCTGGCCGCCCTGTAATCACAATTAATAGAATACGGGCAACTGTTAATCTGTTGTGTGGTTATGCATCACAGAACGAAACAGAACCGGACTTTTTACCACGTAGCGAAGAAGATGATAGAATCAGCCGTGTTGCGAAAGGTATCACAAAATACTGTTTAGACCGCGCGCACTATCAACGTAATAAGGGCAAATGTTTCCGCGATAAAATCATATGCGGCTTGGCGAATTACTGGATTAGTTATGAATTTGACTACACTAAGTTAGACGGCGCCATTAAAATCGACCGCGTTTCTCCGTTTGATGTTTTCGTTGATCCAGAAAGCACAGAAGAAAACCTAAGCGATGCTCAATTCGTTGGCCGGTATAGTTGGGAAAGCACAAGAAAGCTAAAACAGGTATATCCGGATAAAGCTAATGAAATTGATTTGTTGAGTCATAAATATGACGATACAGAACTAGAAGCCGGAACGGTTGAAACTATTAACGGTGAGTCGCTATGGTATAACGAAAAGTATAAAAAAATTCGTGTAGTCCAATATTGGTATAAGGAATACGGCAAACGGAATGTATTCATGACTAAAGAGGGGTTGATTGATGAAAGCAACCCGCTATTCGTTGTGTTAATGGCTATGGGTAAGAAACCTACTAGCATACCAGATACTAAAATCAGATATGCGACATTCGCCGATAACGTACTACTAGAAGAAGGCGAAAGTCCGTACAAGCATGGTAAATTCCCATTAGTACGTGAATATTGTTACTATACCGGTGAACTGGTAGATGATGAACTAGAACCGGCTGGCGTAGTTCGCGACCTTAAAGATGCGCAACGTGAAAAGAATAAAAACAGAAGTCAACGCATGCACGTTGTTAATCAGCAGTCTTTAGGTGTGAAATTCTGGCAAGGCCAAATAGATGAACACGATAAGAAAACGATTGAAAAGAAAAGCACAACACCGGGAGCAAATATATTCTTGAAACCGGGCGTTACATTCCAAGACGGTACGCCGTCAATGGATAGTGCTATTAGTCTGACTTTAGAGCAACAAGCAGACAATGACTTTTATTCAATAAGTGGCATCACTCCGGAAAGCCTTTCCGGTAGCATTGGTTCTATGAGTGGTAAGGCGATTGACTTGCGGCAATCTGTAACAACCGTACAAACGGCGGATATATTCGCGCAATCAAAAGAATCGGAATTACAGATTGTTAAATTGTTATGGGGTGAAAAGAACGCTCCGGGTTTAATTCCTCAATTCTACAACGAAGCCAAAGCAATGCGCATTGTGGGCGATGACGGTCAAAAAGAATTTGTACAGATTGCACCGGGTTTAAATCAACCTATGCAAGAACAGGTTTTAACCGATGAATTAGGGCAACCGCAACGTGATGCGGAAGGTAACCCGATTAAACAAGTTTTATATGATCTATCCGCCTTTGATTTTGATATTGTAATCACTACTAGCCAAGCAAGCGCAACGGCAAGACGTGCTAACCTTTATCAATTATTGGAAGCTAAGAAAAGCGGCGTTGATATTCCTATGGATATCATTCTCGACTTTATGGATTTCCCAGAAAAAGAAACTGTTAAAAAACGTATGCAAGAAGCAGCAGAAAAGCCAGCTTTACCAGAATTGCGTGTTAGCGGCAGCTTAGATGATATGCCGGCGGAAGCATTGAGCATGTACTTGCAAACGCTAGGCGTACAGATTTCACCGCAACAAATTATGGCGGAACGGTTGGCCTTGAAAGGTAAACAGCAGAACATTCAAAATGCACCGCCAATTTTGCCGCCTATGAACGATTTAGGCACTATGTAATATAAACTATCAACACAATAATAAACGCTCCGTAATGGGGCGTTTTTTATATTTCTTTCGCCCTAAGTAATGGCGTTAAAAGGCTTGCTTATACATTATCGCCCGGCAACGGCGTTAAACTGCCATATTCTTATATTCGTCCGGCAATGACGTTAAAAGGCAATAAGGGGTATTTGATATGGAAAAAGATTTAGTAAACATCGAAGAAGCTGGTTTCACACCGGAAGATTTAGAAAACGCGGGCGTTGAACTGGAAGAAACAACCGAAGAAACGGATACACAGGAAATTGCACCAGATGAACCCTCTACAGATGATGCGGCGGAAAGTGATGCGAATGATGCGGAAGTAGAACCGGAAGCGCCGAACACTAACGAAGGTACGGAAGAAACGCATGCGAACGATCAGAACTTAAAGGCAGCACTTGCACAGGAACGCGCAAGACGTAAAGCAGCGGAAGAACGTGCTAGACAATACGAAGCACAACAACGGCCAATTACATTGCCAGACGAAGAAGTATCAAATATTCGCGACTTTGTACGCCGTGAAGCGTTGAAACGCTTTAACATTACGGCGGAAGATTTAGAAAGTCTTATGTTTGAAGATGTACAGAAATATAACGATTTTATTCGTTTTGAAGCCAACGCAGAATATACAATTACTAATCAGCAAATGGCGATACATCAACAAAGACAAACTAACATTAATTTCGTAAATGAAATTAAATCATTACCGAACTTTGGGGAATTGTATCAACGCGGTTTAGAAAAGTTAAACGGAATGACGATGCGCGATGCACAACCGATTAACGATGCTTTTTATCGTGTTGATATTGGCGAAGGTACACAGGCCGATTTTGAAACCATTAGAAAATTTGTAACAGAATTGCAAAATGAACGGGCAACAAGTACCGAAGTACCTAACAACCCTTTACAAGTTGCGGCTACGTTGCCAAAAGCTGGCGCGTTAAACGGTGGCGTTCCTACACCTAACAAAGTAACGGAAGAAGATATTTTGAAAGCGTACCAAACGGGCAACCTTGATGCATTGCCGGACGATGTACGCAAATATTTTGACGAATTATAAGAGGTAAAACATGGCAGAACAAAGAAATCAAGTTAATATTCCAGCGGCCTTAGTTCCTAAAGTATGGGCCAAAAAAGTATGGCACGAAGGCTTGAAAGAAAGCTATTTTGATAAATTTACGGCATTGGACGGTTCCAACGTTGTACATAAGAACAAAGATTTAGAAAATGTAAAAGGTGATAGCGTAGTATTCGGCTTGATGATGAACTTAACAGGTTCCGGCGTTGAAGGTAACCGCGCTAAATTATCCGGCGCAGAAGATAGCTTGAACATTTATGATTTCACAGTAAATACTCAATTAGTGCGTAATGCGGTTTCCCGCTTTGAAGCGGACGACCAAAAAACACAATATGATATGTTGAAAGAAATCAAAAGCGCATTGAAACAATGGTTATCTGATTGGTTAGACGATAAATTAATCTCTAAACTTTCCGCAACACCTACTAGCGGCGAAGTATTATATGCAAGCACAGCTAATACACAAGTAAGCATTACGGCAAACGATAAATTGACTACAACTATTATTTCCCGTGCTAAACGTAAGGCAATGATGCACGGCCCTAAAGTACAACCAATTAAGGTTGACGGCATGGACAAGTATATTATGCTTGTATCCCCATGGGCGGCTCGTGATTTAAAAGACGATGAAAAATGGCTTGCAGCACAACAAAACGCAAATGTTCGCGGTTCTAAAAACCCTATTTTCACAGGTGCATTAGGCGAATATGACGGCGTAATTCTTTACGAATACGAACGCGTATTATCTGATACTACAGGCGCATCTAGTGCGAATGTATGTCATAATTTGTTGTTGGGTAAACAAGCAGCATGTTTCGCAGTAGCTAGACCAGCTAAACATATCGAACAAACAGACGATTACGGCAACATTGCTGGTAATGGTATTGCGTTCTATGGTGCGGTTGAAAAAACTAAATTCAATGCCAAGGACTACGGCGTAATTCAAGTAATGACTGGCGGCGTTGTTGAACGCTAATTTATAGGTATAGGCGGGGTGATACCCGCCTTTATTCTTATATGGGGTGAATATGAACGTAAAACAAATAGTAAATAGGGCGTTCATGCAAATAGGCGATACATCGCAAGAAACGTATACACAATACCAGCTATTGGAGTATTACAACGAAGGCAATCACCTATTGAACGCTTTAATTAGCCAATATTGCCCTAGCCTTGCAACTGCCACACATGAAGATAACGGAACGGGGCGAATTGTACTGCCGTTTCAATGTATCGGAGTGTTAAAGGTACAAGCAGATGATGCGGAAGTGCAAGGGTATCATGTGTTGAATTTACAAACGGTGGTATTTGATGCGGATCATGAACAGAAAATCACCGTTGATTATATAAAGACGGCTGGATATAAAACGCTAGATGATGAAAGCGGACTACCGGCAGAACTAGAAACATTGTTAGTTGATTACATCGTGTATCGCGTAATGAATATGGATATTACCGGCATTACTTCCAATATGGTAAATGCACTACAAACAATTAACAGTGGACTAGGTGAAAATGATTGTATTATAGCGGAAGGGTATTGGGATTATGGTTGTAAAAGAACTGATTACTCTGGTTAATGTTGAAAGCAACGAAATACTAGATGAACAATTAGAATATATCCAGTACATTAACGCCGCTATTGATTGGCTAACTACTATATTGGTTAGCATTAAAGACCGCGAAGTAGTTAAGAATACGGATATACCAAACTTAAAAGCCGTACCGTCCGACTTTATGGGGTTCATTCCAAAGAGTGGTTATCCTATCCGCATCATTAACGGAACGTTTGAAACCTATGACGGGGAAATAGTAAAAGGCGTATTTTATAGCGTGCGTAAAAACCACGTTGACGAATTGGACGATGCTATTCCGTTTTCTGAATTCTTTCATCAGTATCTAGTGCAGCTTATATCTTTCATGGTAAAGAAAAAATCTCTTATGACTGATTATGCTGCCTATGATAAGGCCTTTATTGACTACATCACGGAACAAATTAAAGTGGCAAGGGGTATTACATAATGGGCGTAAAACAGGTAGCAACAACAAACGGTTTCCGGTTGGGCCTTGACTGGTCGAACCCGCCCGAAAATATTGATATGCAAGCCTTAACGCAAGCTAGGCAATGCGAATTCGATAGAACGGATAATGCATTACGTACCGTTCCGGGGGTTAGAGTGCTGTATGATTTCGGCTTGCCTATTGAAACGTTGTATTACGATGTGTATCGGAAGCGTTGGTATTTTTCATCGAATAAGAATTTATATGAAACAGATTTCAGCACTCACAAACTATTAGGTGTGTTAAGTGGTGTGCAAAAGCCTATGTATCATGCATTCGGTGGTGATATTCTGATCGCTAGTGGCGGGAAGCTACAGGCGATTACGGGAGCAGGGCAACTCATTACAGTAGAAAGCCCTACATGTGAAATGGTATCCAGTCATTCCGGACGTGTGTTGCTTTCATCGATTTATTCGCATCGGTTGAATTGGTCGGCGGTTGGTGATTATCAATCATGGACACATAATAGCAACGATGCATCGAGCAGCCAATATGTTGATGTAGGGTATAAAGACCAGGGCAGTATTATTGCCGTTGACTTCTTAACCCGTGCAATTATCGTATACAAAGAATATGGGCGTGTATATCAAGTAGTTGGCACACCAGACGATAATAATTTGACTGTATACCCGCTATCCTCAACGGGATATTGTAGCGGTTCAACTTTGAGTATCGATGATAGATCATACTATTTAGGGGAACAAGGGTTTATGTCATTCATGCCGACTAACACGTACGCAGAAATACAACCATTTGAAACTGGCCTAAACATTAATTCATACCTGTTGAAGTACATCACTAAAGATTGTGAAATGTGGCATGTACCTAGCCGTAAGCAATTGTGGATAAAGCCCTACAATGGGGATAGCTTATTCATCTATCATTACCTACCCCGATATAATGACGGTCGCGGAGTATTCACATCTAGAAAATTCACGTATAACATCAATTCCGTTGTAAGTATAGATAAAGATGTATATGTAGCCTATGGCAATAAGATTGGTATTCTTGATGAAAGCATAGATACAGATGACGGCGTACAAATTGAAACCTCTATTATTAGTGGAAACCGATTGGCTACACGTCAATTCATCTTGATTATGAACTACAATTTCGTAACACATAATATTATTAATGGATACGGCACAATTGGCATTTCCAATAAGAAGGCTAAGCTTATTAATTTTGCTAGTAAGGCTACTAAGACATATTATGCAACGATGAAAACTATAAATGCTACAAGCAAGATGAACACTAACGAATACACCAAAGCTTATAAGATTGGTGGCGGTGCTAATCGTAATGTGCAGTTTAAAATACACGTTCAAAAAGGGGCTATATCTCTAAGGCAATTAGATTATACGTATGAAGAGGTTTAAATATGGCATATAAAGAAAAACACCCTTTGGATATTACACCCCAAGGGGATACGGTGCAAGATAGCATTCAGAAAAACCGGGCTGAAATATTAGAAGTCGCCAAAGCTGTAGAATTAAAGGCTAGTGGTGGCGGTAATACAGGCGGTGGCGTGCTACGGAATAGGGTGCTAAACGGTAAGGTTGGTAATAGTGAATGGGCGTTTTTGATTGGTGATAATTTAAGTGTAATGATTGACGGCAGTCAAACACCGGTATTGTTATCATTCGCCGACGGGTACGATGATAACGGAAGTGTAGACTATGTAAGTACGATTACAAGTAAAACGAGTGCATGGAATTTACCAGCGCAATCTACATCGTATTTATATATCGAACGCTCCGCATCGGGTGCGTTAAGTTATGGCAGTACTACTATTGAACCAGTGCGCCAAGCAAGTGCGCCAAAGGCTGAAATGGATAAAATGCACTATAACACGGTAGCCGATAAGATGTACCTATATAACGGCGTACAATGGAAGTCAGTGCTTCGCATTGTAGTTGCCATTGTAGTTACAGATAGTACATCGGTTAAAAGCATTAAGTACTACCGTCCGGGGTTTAGCGGCGATGTAATGGCGGATAAATCTATCACTAGCGAGAAAATCGGGGATAAAGAAATAAAAGGTGCTAATATTGCCGATGAGCAAATAGAAAGCAAGCATCTGGCAAAAAGTATCAATGATTTATTTGCAGTGGTGAAGAAAGATATTGAAGATTTAAAACCAAAGATTGATAGCGTATTATCAAAAGCCTATCCAGTAGGTGTGATATATTGCAGCACCGTAGAAACTAACCCGCATGAATTGTTTGGGTTTGGTACATGGGAATATATCGAACAAGGACGGGTTCTATTATCACAAGGCGATAAATATAGCGCTGGTAGTACTGGTGGTGCAGAAACGCATACATTGACTACGCAAGAAATGCCTAAACATAATCACGGCGAGAATACTTCCGAAGGTGGTGGCCACACGCATACAGGAACGGCACAAGATGCAGGAGAACATACTCATAAAGGTTATTTATATGGTACTGGTGCCGGTAGTGGTAATTATTTAGGCATTGGCGAATATATATCAAAAGCATTGGTTAAACCTTTTGATGGTTCAATGTGTGATGTCGATGTGAAAACTAGCGGTGGTCATAATCATACTATAGCCATTGATAGCGCTGGTAATCACACACATGCTATTAATCAAGAAGGTGGCGGACAAGCTCATAATATTATGCAGCCGTACTTATCTGTATATATGTGGAAGCGGGTGGCATAGTGGAAACGGATAGCCTTGAAAACATGATAAAGGACTATGAACGCAGAACAGGGGAACGAGTGGATCTAAGCGGTTTTTATTTCGATGAAAATAATAACTACAAAGATAAGTACAATTATTACTTTAAATTCTTCCCTGGTGTAGGGTTCCTATTTTGGACGATTAATGAATTCAACGGGGCTAAGTATTTTACGATATGGCAAACATACGGTGATATGAAAGTAATCGGGAAATACATTGTTGATGTGATGAAGTTAAACGATTTAGACATTATAGTTACGGCTACACATCGCAGCGTTAAAGGGTTCATTAAGAAGTGGAAAATGGAACGCGTTCCGACTATGGACTATGTATATAATGGGTTCAATTATAAAGTGCTAAAGACTGTTAGAAAGCACCTTGAAGCAACTTTGTAGAAAGGAAAAGCATGTTTATATTTGACTTGCAATTATTTGGCGGTGGCGGTAAAAAATCAAAGGTAAGTAGCATTGATGCAAAACTACCTACGGCCAGCGCTGAAGAAAAGGAATTGCTAAAAGGGCAAATTGGTTGGATAAATGGAACTAACCAAAGCGCCAATACGTTGCAAGGTATGGGCGATGCGGCACTGGGAAATGTGATTACACCGGCATATAAAGATATGTTCAATCAGTATCTAGGTATTAATCAAAACAATCAAAATGCTATTGGTGCATTACAAAATCAGATTTCAAGCGCTGGTGCGCAGAACCTAACCGACAATACAAAATACGCTAATCAGTTAGCGGCAAGCGTTGATAATATGAACAATACGGCAAGCCAATTGGCTAACGAGTATAGCGGGGCATTATTGCAAAATCAAAATGCAATGAACGCTATTACATCGGGCCAATTGCCTACTGCATACCAGGAAGCACGCCAAAAGGCGCTAAACAATGATTTAGAAAGCACATTAGGTAGTGCGGTATCCGGGCTTGCTAGCCGTGGCATCATTAACTCATCACAAGCAGATACTGCTATTAACAATATAAGTAAAAATGCATCTAACACATTAGCTGCACAATATGCCCAAGACCTAAACCAAGCGGCGAACCTAAACACACAAGCATTTAATAATAATCTGAGTGGTATCGGTGCTAAATTAGGATTATGGGGGAATACATATAATAACCAACAAAATGGGATAGTAAACCAAGCTAATTTGATGAACCAAGGATATACTAATCAAATGAGCAACGCAGGAACGGCCGCCGGGCTAGTTGGCCAACGTGAAGGGTTAGCACAAAACCCAATTAACACGGGAGCAACTACACAAGAAGCGGCAATTCAACCGGCGAAAGATTACTATTCTATGGCACAACTTAATAACGCAGATCAGGAAGATTTATTAAACCGCTACATGACGTTACGATATGGGTTAGCTAGCCCAGCACAAACAACAGTGCGCCAAGGTAGTGGTGGTTTCTTTGGAGGGTTTATGAAAGGTTTTTGTTTCGTAGAAGGTACAGAAATTGCAACGCCAGAAGGTGGCAAGGCAATTGAAACGTTTGTTAATGGTGATACAGTAATCACTTTAGGCGCGGTTAATGATGTAATCGCATTGCATGATATGGGCGAAAAGGAAACATATCAACTAAGTACTATTGATTGCCAAGTTACCACTACAGGTAGTGAAAAGGTACTCACTCCGAACGGTTTGAAGTTGGTTGAAGCACTAGAAATAGGTGAACCAATTATGACGGTACATGGTTATCAAGTAGTTGTTACATGTGAACCAACAGGCGAAACAGAACATGTATATGAATTGCAATGTACTGGCGATAACTTATTCTACGCCAACGGCATTATGGCGGAAGGTATCAATGAAGATGAACTGCAAGCCATTAAAGCAGAATTGAATAGTACTGAAGATGTTGGTAAAAAAACAAGCAAAAAAGGCAGTAAGAAAAATACTGAGAAAGTAGAGGAATAACACAATGGGAGTTATTTATTTACAAGACTTTGAACCATGGGCAGCTGTTGGCGAACTAGCTGGACAATATGCATCACATCGCCTAGGCGCGTTACAAAATAATAAAATGGCGAAAGGGTATCAAAGCATGTTAAATGGTGATGCTCAACAAGGGCAAGGCCAGTTACAAGTGATTGATAACCAAAATAGAAATGTAATGCAGATGCAACCGACACAATTCAACTCCGCGCAATATGTAAATGATGCAATGCGGAACAATTCCGTAGGCGCTCAAATGGTGGCACAACATAACGGGTTATGGGGACAACCTACACAACCTGGACAAGTGGCACAAGCTATACAACCGGCAACATCTGTACAAGCTAATACAGATACGCCGGCGGTGGTAACGCAACCACAACAAAGTACCGGCTTATGGAATTTCCAAAATCTAAACAATACTGGTATTGGTATACCTCAAACGTACCAAGATATGGTACAACAACGGGGTACTAATTTTTTTCACCAAGCGCCCAATTTGGTAAGCGATGGTAATACCGAAAAGGATAAAGCGCAAGGACAATACGCCATTCCGGATAAAGCAAGTCTAACCACAGAGGCCCGCAAACGATTGGGCGCTAACACATTAGCGTTAGTCAAAGCGGGCTTTGACTTTAAAACCGCGCAAGGGCTTGCAAGCGAACAATATCAAAGCGATATCAATTCGATGTATGCGCAACAAGTAAATGAATACCAAGAAAAGGTATTGGAGCCGATGCGCCAACAAATCATGAATAATCTTGTATTTACGCAAGATAAAGACGGAAACCCAGTTGTAGATACCTATAACACAAAACGGGTTAAAGGGTTAGCACCAGCCGTTGCAAGATACAATTATCTAGCAAGCAAAGTAGGTGCTGGCACTATTGACATGAATAACTTGAATAGCATTGCAGCGTTGGATAAACCGGACTACAAATTTAGTAGTGCGCAAAACGGCCACATTGTACGATACAACATGGGCGACGGTACTATTCAAGATATGGGCGGTTATGGCAAGGTTGAAACAAAACAATTTGCGAACGGCCAAGTTATCGTAATGACACCAGACGGCCAAATGAAAAATATCGGCAATTTTGGGGCCAAGAATATTAAAGTTATGCCAGACGGCAAAACATATATTGTTGGCACAGATGGCAGCATGAAATATGTAGGTACGCATGTTAAACCGGCAACGGCTACACATACAGGTACAAGCGGTTATAATGCACAAGTATTAAGGACTTTATCCGCGCAGCATACTGCATGGGTAAAAGCTAACCCGGATAAGGCAGAAACAGAAAGTCCTTATTATGGGCAATTACAAAGCGCATTAAGCGGTGCGCCTACTGGTGGCGGTGGTGGAGCGCCAACAGTTAAACGGCAACCGACTTATTCAAGCGAAGAACAAGCGGCAGTTTCCAAGCGAATGAACGAATTATCAGCGCAAGGCTGGAGTGATGATCAGATAGCAGCGGAACTTGATGCGGCTGGTTATGGTAATTATAAATCGTGGTTAAAGTCTTATTAAACAAAGAGGTAAACAATGGGTGCATTTGATGATATTACAAGTCGTTATGGTAGTAATGCTAATAGCGGCAACGCCTTTGAAGATATAACAACCGAATACGGCTATGATGCAGATAATGTACCCAAGCCTACATTATGGGACGGCATCAAGAATAATGCGGAATGGGTAGCAAACGGCGTAAGTGATAAAGCTAATCGTGCAGTTAATCAAGTAGAAACCACCGCAACGAACGTGAAAAATACGTTGGGTAATTGGTGGGACGGAACGGTTGAAGCGGTAAGCGCCGCACGTGATGCACGCCGCCGTTCTATTAGCAATTCGGTAGACGCTATGCAACGCGGGGAAATTGATGCAACAGACTTGCCAGAAGACGGCGACGGTTATTTAGATCAATACGCAACACCAGATTATGCAGCCAAATCACAGGCAGCATATAATCAAGTTGTAGGCCGTCCGGCTGGTTATTTAGCGATTACGCCGTACATGCCGGCACCTGTCAAAGTGGTGGCTAGCGTATTGGCAGCACCTACAATTATAGGCGATGCGCAAGACATGTACGAACAAAATTCTAGTGATTACGCATCTGGTAACACAGAAAATATTATTGCGGATAGTCCGGCATTGACCACGGCAAAAGGTTTTTTGGTAGATCCTATCACTAACCCTATAGGCCGTGCGATTGATGCGCCGGGTGAATTTACGCAAAATATCGTAGATAACCCGTTCAACGCATGGGACGATGTGTTTTTGCCGGCTGGCATGGTTAAAGGTGTAACACCTAAAAAGGTAACTGGCACCATTGGCGAACGTGTAGGGCGTGTTGGTGAACATATTAAAGAAAAGGCATCTAATGCATTTGAAGATATCGGGGAACGCTTTAAGAAGGAAGAACCGAGCATGCAAGAAGGCGTATTGTATAATGCGTTTGAAGATGTTCCAGTACCGGAAGAAACTGCAAATACAGTAGAACCGCGTGCATATGCAGAAGATGCATTAAATGGCCAAGCCTATGAGGGAGAAACGGGGAATATCCAAGCTGATATATATAACCGATATCGTCAAAACGGATTAAGCGACATTGAAGCGGCGGGCATGACTGGCAATATTGGCGCCGAAAGTAGTTTTAATACAACTATAACAAGTGGCGACGGCTACGGTTCCCGCGGTTTGGTTCAATTTACTGGGGATAGATTGAACGGCGAAAACGGCTTGTTAAAATTTGCCGAAAGTAGGGGAATGGATCCGTGGGATTGGAGAACGCAAGTTGATTTCAGCGTATGGGAATTGCACAACACGGAAAGCGCCGCATTAAAAGAAATGCGTGCTAGACCAGATGCAACACCAGCTGAAATGGCAAAAATTATTCGTGAATATTATGAAAGACCAGACCCAGCAGTTGCACGTGATAATGTTCGCGCGGAAATTGCGGAAGATACATTTAAAGGAAATTATGGGAGATATGAAAATGGGCCACGTGATACATCATTTAAAGATAGTAGCCTAGATCCCAACCGAACATCACATGAAGAACCGTTTAGGGATGAGTTCATAGAACGTGAAACCGTAAAAGGTGAAGAACCGCACACAGATTTGAATAGTTTCGTTGAAAATACCGAAAAGAAATCAGTTAAAAACGATGATTTAGGTATAAACTATCAAGGCGAAGGTGAAACGGCTCGTACAGGCGAAATAAACAAATTTCAGCCTAAAAACCGCATAAATACTGACTTTGTAGAGACTGAAACACCTAAAATTCAAGAAAAGACGATTGAAAACGATGCAAATAGTAAATTCCGATACGAAGAAGATGCGCCAAACGTAAGTTTGAAAAATTCGATTGATGAATTACCACTAAAAGCACGCGAAACAATCGTAAATGAATTGAAAGACGTTGTAAAAGATGATGCATCGGAAACACGATTTACGGAATTAGAAAATAAAGTTCATTCTAATACAGAAATCTTGAAAGATTTAAACAAAGCAACTAAGCCGGATATTCCTAAAACGGAACTTGATGCGGTTAAGGCTCGATTATCTGAAAGCCTAGATGTACCGGTTGAAAGTTTGAACCATGAATATATGGAAACCGTTCTCCGTGATCGTGCTGCCGAATTAATCACCGATACGCAAGAACTTAAAATGTTACAAGCGGAACCGGTAGAAGGTGGCGTGAGCAAATATGCACAACAACCAAGCCAACTTTTAGACCACGCAACGCATGAGCAAGTACACAATGCAGTTGTAAAAGCCTTTGACGGTAACGAAGCAATGGCAAATCGCTATTTGGAAAGTAAAGGCGTTAAAAAATCTAATGTTGTAGATAGTGATTTACAATACAGCATGAACCCATTAGAACAAGCTGAGGGAAGAGGGGCCGGTGAAGTAAAAGAACTTGGACGCAATGTATCACGAAAAGAAATTATTGATACTATTAATAATTTATTCGACCAAAGAGTGAAATCCGGACGATTAGGCAAAAAAGGGGCTATGGGTTGGTATAATACAAAAACTCAGGTTATCCGTTCTGGAAATTGGGGTGATATTCGCACACTATCCCATGAATTAGGGCATCACATTGATAATTTATATGGGTTTAGCGATGAACATAGTTCGATAGGATTACAAGCCGCTATCGATAAAGATTTATTAGGACAGGTGCGACAACGGTTTGGTAATGCGTATAATCATTTGAATAGACAAGGTGTACGACAAGAGGGATTTGCCGAATTTTTCAATGATTACATTGGAGATAGAGCGAGAGCTAAAAAGTTATTTCCTACTTTCTATAATTATTTCAAAGAAACCGTAAAAAATGATAAGGAACTCAATGCAGCTGTTGATAAATTATCTGATGTTACTCATAAATGGTTTAACCAATCTAGCGCAGACCGTATCAAAGGTTCTATTTCCTTTGAACGAACCTCTAAAGCTGAACGTATCGTTACGGATGCTAAAGATGGAAATATTAAAGATACCATTAAACGTGTAGCGAGTGATATCTATACAAAAGCTATTGATGAACTCAATCCATTGCGTGAAATGGTTGAGGAAGTGGAACATATTACAGGTGAAAAAGTAGCATTTAAAGATAATCCGTTTATGCAAGCGTGGTTGTCTCGTGGCTGGGTAGGCAAAGCAGAAGAATTTATAAAGCGTGGGAGACCAGAAAAGGGCGTTCGTTCGTTTGAGGATATTATTAAGGATATACCTCAAAAAGAACATAAAGACTTTAGCGCCTATCTTGTAGCGCTGCATGATTTAGACCTACACCGTAACGGCCAGATGCCTACATTTACACTAAAAGAGGATTTGGCTGCCGTTAATCAGTATGAAAAAAATCCTACATTCAAAAGCGCTGCTAAAGATATTCACCGTTTTCAAGATTATATGCTTGCTGAACTTGTGAATAACGGAATATTAAAACCAGAAACATACCATTTATTGCGAAATAAATACCCTAATTATGTTCCGTTTTTCCGTGATTTCTCAGCAGAGAGTATGGATGGGTTCTTTTCTAGTTCCAAAGGGTTTGTCAACGTGGCTAATCCTATTAAGCGGTTCAAAGGCAGTACACGTGATATTATTGATCCATTAGAAAGCATTGTAAAAAATACATACCAATTCTACAATGCAATCGAACGAAACCACGTAGGCGTTACCTTTGCCAAGTTAGCGAAGAAACCGGGCGTAGGAACCATTGTCGAAGAGGTTAGGGGAGATAGACCGGCAAAATCCACTGATAATACATTTTCCGTTTGGGTTAAAGGGAAAAAAGTTGTATATGAAACAACTCCGGAATTAGCGCAAGCAATGAAAATGATGAACAAGGATACAAGCAATTTTATAACAAAAATATTGCAGTATCCGGCTAGTTGGTTACGTGCTGGTTCAACTGTTACCGCTGGCTTTGCTATCACAAACGCCTTGCGTGATACTATTTCAGCTGGCGTATTCTCTAAACATGGTTTTTTACCTGTGGTTGATACATTTAGAGGGTTAGCACATTTCTTAAAGAAAGACCAGTTATATTGGGATTACGTCAAAAGTGGTGGCGCTCACGCTGCTATGGTAAGCCTTGATAGAGACTATTTGAGCGGACATTTAAGAGAATTATTTTCTCGTAAGTCCACATTGTCAAAAGTTGCAAGAAACCCTATGGAAGTGTTGCGCGCTATATCGGAAGCAACGGAAGTGGCTACCCGTTTAGGCGAATTTAGCAATGCTAGAAAAGGGTATACAGGGTTATACAGTCGTTTAACAAAAACCAATTTAAAACCTAAATCACTAGGTGAAGCATCTATTGAAAGCCGTGATATTACGATTGATTTCAGCCGTACCGGTACGCATACCAAAACTGCAAATAAAGTTGTAGCGTTCTTTAATGCAACCATTCAAGGCGGCGACAAATTAGTACGTGCATGGCGTGATGATCCGAAAGGTATGACGATTAAATCTACTTTGTTTATCACGTTGCCTACAATCGCATTATGGTATTTAAACAAAGATAATTCAGCATATCAAGAGTTGCCACAATGGGAAAAGGATACATTCTTCCATATTCCGGCTGGGGATAAATTTGTAAAGATACCTAAGCCGTTTGAATTAGGGTTGTTATACGGCACTACATTTGAACGTATGTTACAGTATTTCGACGATAAATCAACAGGCAGAAACGGAGTCGGCTTTAAAGGTTTAGGTGATAGGGTAATTGATACATTATTACCGGATGTATTACCTACGGCTTTGTCTCCGATTTGGGAATGGTGGAGTAATTACTCTAAATTCAGACAAAGAAACATCGTACCTCAATCACAAGAAAAACTACCGGATAAACTACAGTACGGATCTAATACGTCCATGGTGGCTCGCAAAATTGGCGACACATTCAACGTATCACCATACAAGGTAGATAATACTATCATGGGTTATGGTGGCAACCTTGCTCGATTAGGATTAGACATAACGGATGCTATTAGTGGTGCGAATGAAAAACGCCCTACTAAAGGTGTAACGGAGTTACCGGAAATACGCCGTTTCTTTGCTAAACCATATCAAAGTAGCGATAGCGTGCAACGTGTCTATGACGACTTTAAGGAGCAGGAAAAACTACATAACGAACTAAAACTTACAGGGCAGAGACCGGAAGGCTATGACCCTAAGTTATACAATAAGCTGAAAAATGCACAAAATTCATTTAAGGCCATCAATAAAGCATCAAAGAAAATTATTGATAGTGAAACCATGTCTAGCGATGCAAAGAGGGAAAAGTTAGACAAACTAAATATTCAAAAAGCCAATGTAGCAAGAGGGGTATATGGCTTAGGGATTATAAAGGAGTAATAATGCAAATAGTGTTAGATTTCTTAATCGATAGTTGGAATTCTCTTACAACTAGCTTTATCTTAAAAACAATATTAAGCAGCGTTGCTGCGTTGGCTATATGGGTGATTGGTTTAAAACACGTTCAAATATTGGGCGTGTTTATTTTATTGGTATTCGTCGATTTACTCACAAAATGGGCGGCAATCGCTTATAAAATGTTGATTGATGAGTTCGGATATGATCCGGAGAAAATAGCCACATGGGAGAAATACCGGGCAATACCGGTAGCGTTTGAAAAACAACTCATAGCATCTAAATATATGCGTAAGGGTTTTGTTGGAAAAGTTATGACATATGTTGCGGCCACAATGGCCGCTATTTTATTTGACGAAATGAGCGGTCAGAAACAATTTGCGGTATCGCTTGTATGGTTATATTTAGGTTCATCTGAATTTTTATCTATACTGGAAAATCTCCGCGACGGCGGCAACGTTTCTATGGGTAAGTTTTTGGATTTAATTAAAACCAAAATTGAAAATAAAGTTAAATTATAGGGGGTACCATGAGGGGTATTGATGTAAGCGAAAATAACGGTGTAGTTGATTGGGGCGCAATTAAGGCGAACGGGTTCGATTTTGCTATTATCCGTATCGGTTATGGCCGTGGCAATTTAGATAGTGAATTTTATAACAATGTAAACGGCGCAATTAACGCCGGTTTAGCTATTGGGGTATACCATTATTCCTACGCAATGAATGAAGAAAATGCGGCAGATGAAGCGGAATTCGTATTAAATACATTAAACGATGCCGGCTTAACTGCTGATAAGTTGCCTATGGGCGTATGGTTCGATATGGAAGATGCTGACGATTACAAGGCAAATCGTGGCATGCCTACTAGCCAACAATTAACAAATATTTGTAGCGTGTTCATCAATAAATTATGGCAAGCTGGATATGTTAATACTGGTTTGTACGCTAGTTATGACTGGTTAGTGAATGTATTAGATGTTAATCAATTAGGCGGTTGCGCTATCTGGTGCGCACAACTTAATAACCAATGCGACTATGAAGGGGCCAATTTGTGGCAGTACACATTTAGCGAAAACATCGAGGGCAAGGAATTTGATGCTGATTTAGTGCTAAATTGGCCTATTTAATAGGGGGTAATTATGGATACTATCAAACAGTTAATTAAGCAATACATGCCAGTTATTACGGTGGCACTTCTTGTGTTGCTAGTACTTGCAGTTGGGCTATTGATTAATAACCATATCAAGCATAAGCAGGAGCAACCGGTAATATTAAAGCAAGAAGCGGCAAAGAACCCGAAACAATTGGGCAATGCATTGCATGTTTCGACTAAAGAAGCGCAACAAATTATTACGTTAAAAGAACGTTCTGAACCAGTGGCAACATATCGGGTTAATGCTCCGACGATACATGATGCGGCGGTGATTACTAAAAATGCAATTAGTAACAAATCGCCTAATGTACCGAAATTAGCAACAGAAAAAAGCGATAGGACCGCGGTTGTTGAAAATGACGAAGCCCAAAAAGTTGACGTGTATAAAATCAATTTAGACAAACCGCATAGTATATTAGCGGGTGCAACTGTAATGAATAATGGCGAAATATACGAAACTATCGGATATGAAGATAAACGCTTTGAGGGGTTAGCACATTTTAAAGGTTCAGAATTTAAAGGTGCATCCGCATTAGTTAAAGTTGTGAGATGGTAGGTGATCCAAATATCTCCGAGTTGCACGGATTGCAACAACTATTTATTTACCAAGAAAGGAAAACATTATGGCACAAGTATTTACATTCAATGGAAAAACACATCAATTCGCAGAAGATATTCAACCAAACAAAGAGGGGTTATATATGGCCACCTTGAAAGACGGCGATAACGTAACGTGTGAAATGTGGTTTGTAAATGGTGAATTGAAACGATTAGTTGAATTAGACTAAACGTATTAGAGGGTAGCTTAATCGCTACCCTCTTTTTTATTTCGTCAAATATTCGTCAAAATTTAATTGTGAAATATGATATTTATTGTGTTAAAATCAATAAGTGTTACCTTAAGAATACTATAAATAGTGATATTTATTGATTATTTTGAATTACAACTCATCATGAAGTATAATATAAGGTATAAGAAAATAGGCGTATTCTGCC